TAGCCGGAAGATGGAATACTCCAACAGCCGGGATGATGGAACGAAGAACAGAATGCTTGACGCTTTGGAAGATTTCATGTCCGGCGTGCATGGCATGATGAAACAGATGTTCAAGGATGCGGACTGTCGGGAGGAAAGGGAGATTATCCAGAACTGGGCAAGGAAAATTGCAGAGATGTAATATTGCAAGGGGCGGCAGTGATGCCGCTCTTTTGCTTTAAGTTGGTACAAATAATTTCTGGAATTATGGTATAATTCAATCAATCCGTACAAGATGAATGAACTTTCTGGATTGTCCTGTTTTGCAGGATATAAAAGTTAGGGAACGCATCTTCGGAACTGCACAGTCCTTGCAGACAGAAAATGGACAGTGTAAGAGGTCTGAAAGAGCGACACGGGTAAAATCCGTGATGGACGGCGGCGACTTACAGGAAGCAGACCATAGCACCGTGAACTGTGTGGGACTATTCGGTGCAAAAGTGGATAGTAGCTTAATGGTAGAGCCGGAGTAGGAGGCTAACCAAAACGAAAAGGAGTGCAAATCTCCGTGGCTATAGTGTGCCTAATATGCAGGTTCAATTCCTGCCTATCCATTTAACATGTAGTTGACGCATGTATAAATTAAAGATTAGGTTTGGAAGTGGTGTAATTGGGAGCACGATACGTTATCGCGGTTCGATTCCGTTCTATGACTGTTGGGAGCACGCTATTAGGTAATGGTTCAAATCCATTCTTCCAAATGTTGCGCAGTATTTATGGTATATTGGAGGGATTATGGAGGAATGGAGAAGACTTATCTATCAAGGTAAGGATTTGGGAGATTATTACTTAATTTCCAACAAAGGAAGAGTTAAAAATGCAACTAACGGAAGAATAAGAAAACTTTCTTTTAATACACAAGGATATTATGCTTTTTCTGGTACTTTTGGCTCAAAGAAAAACAAGAAAACAATCAAAGTCCATAAAGCTGTTGCCGAAACGTTTATTGAAAATGAGCTTGGAAAGCCAATGGTGAATCATATAGACGGAAATATCCTAAATAATTGTGTTGATAATTTGGAATGGTGTACAAATCAAGAAAATATAATACATGCGGTAGAACATGGCATGGTTAAATCTGGAGAAGAAAGCCATAAGTCAAAATTGAAAAACGAGGACGTTTTGATTATAAGAGATTTATATGATAATCACAGAGAGAATTATAATACAACACAGTTAGCAAAAAGATTTGGTGTAAAACCAGAAGCAATAAGGTTGGCTGCTATAAGAAAAAGTTTTAAGAATATATAGCTAGACAGGAGCAAGCGGTCACCGCCCTGTTGAAAACAAAATAACTCTGATAGGGGAGTTTTCCCTGTCGGAAACCGCAAAAGGGATGATATGGGAATGTTGGAAATTTTAAAGTACATATTTAGCAGTTTTTGGGTGTTCAGCGGAACAGTTGTTTTGATTTGGAGTATTGGCATAATGCTTACTCTGATTTTCTATGCTATTTTCGGAGATTCCAAAAAGAAATAGCCTTTAACTTGGTACAACTACCCCGCCAAACTGCGGTACAATATAAGCATAAAAGGCATTAGGAAATGGGCGCGACATAAGGTAAGACCGATATGTAGGCACTGAATGTAATCAAAGACAGGAACAAATGCGAAGCGTTTTCTGCGGTACTAATGCTTTTTATAATATAGGAAATCGGAAGGAATAGGGAAATGAAGGACATTTTAAAGAAAGGTTTGTTTGTGATACTTATTGTTGTTTTTCTGTATTTCATTAGCTGGATAATGACGTGTGGAATCATCAAACTGATAACTATGTGCTTTGGTTTTGGGTTTAGCTGGCTGGTAGCAACTGGAATATGGCTTATTATGTGCATTGTCCAAAGTATGTTAAAAGGGAAGTGATACCATGACAGAAAAGTTTGTACTCTGCCCCATCTGCGGAGGAAAAACCCGGACGAAAATAAGACCGGACACGGAGGCGAAAAACCTCATAGTGTTCTGCCCGAAGTGCAAGAGGGAAACGGTTATGGATATTAATGATATGGAGAGCAGGGAGAAAAATGTGTAAATATTGTGAAGGAAAAAGCAACGGAGATTATTTTACGATGAAAAGCCGAAAAATAAACATTGAAAATAATCAAACGATACGCGACTATGTTCAGAAAATAGAAATCAAAACAACATCAGAGCTTGAGCATAATGTTTCGATGAATTTCAAAGAAGGTGTTTTGGAATCAAAAGTTTCTTTATTCCAAAGCAAAGAAAGATTATCTAAATTTACAGTAAAAATGAATTATTGCCCTATGTGTGGCAGAAAATTGAATACAGATTAGTTTAGTGCCAGTAACAAAGTTTCAGTGCCAGTAGATACGAGAAATCGTGTTTGCTGGCATTTTTATTTTAGGAGGTAAAAAGATGTGCGGAGAAATGAAATATACTGACAGCCTTATGATTTTGAGGACAAGAAAAGGAAATACTGTCGGATGTCATATGGTGTATACGCATAATTACAGAAAAATGAATCCGAAGCGTTTTGATTATAAAGGATATTCATGTAATCATTTTGAACTATTGGAGAACGTGGGCGGCAACGTTATTGTAAAATGTGCTGACCGACTGGAACACGCAAACATTGACTTTGAGAATGTTATTAAGTTTGCCAATGTAACGGAAATAGAAATCATGTCAGAACATGACTTGTAATTTTATTTTGACATTATCTAATTTTTGATAAATTCCTATCTTTACCCTCCTAAGAGGGTGCATCCGTCAGTAATGGAAACTGGGGATAAAACCCCGCTGTAAAGGCGGTTCGATTCCGCACGGATGCATTTGTGCTTGTGGCTATGTTGTCTGCTTGCAGGCGATCTATGGCGCAGGTGCAACATTTCCCTATCAAGCGTCTGCCCATTGCGGGCGGGCGCACCCCCTTGAAGCGTAGTTCAAAAGGACAGAACGCCCTAGATAGCTAATCACTCATGGGGTAGATGTTGGTTCGATTCCAGCCGCTTCAATTACCCCGGCAGTGGTCTATCTGCCTAAATCCATACCTGCGGCGGCAGGTCAATAAACACGACCAGGAGGATAAATATGCAGAAACTTATTGAAACTTTGAAATCATTTGGGATTGAGATTCCGGCAGACAAGCAGGCTGATGTAAAGAAAGCCTTATCCGAGCATTACAAGAACACAGCGGAGCATAACAAGGCGATTTCCAAACTGGAAGCCGACCGGGACGCATGGAAAGAAAAAGCCGAGAGTGCAGAGGAAACCTTGAAAGGCTTTGAGGGTATCGACCCGGCGCAGGTGCAGTCGCAGTTGGCAGACTATAAAAAGAAAGCCGAGGACGCAGAGAAAGACCGGGACGCAAAACTGTATGAGCGTGATTTTGCGGATGCCTTAAAAACAGAATTAGAGGACGTAAAGTTTACCAGTGAAGCGGCGAAAAAGTCTGTTATGGCTGACATTAAGGAAGCCGGTCTTAAGCTGAAAGACGGTAAAATCCTTGGTCTGAACGACCTAATCTCCCAGATGAAAGAGAAAGACGCTTCCGCTTTCGTTGACGAAAAGCAGGAGCAGCTTGAAGCAGGACGGGCGAAACCGTTCACGGGACCGCTGAATCCGAATGGCGGCGTCGCAAAGAAAATGACAAGGGAGGAAATCTTCGGCATTAAGGATACGACCGCAAGACGGCAGGCTATTGCCGAGAATCTCTCTGAATTTTAGTAAAGGAGAATAATCATGGCAGATATAAACATTACAACAGCGGCACATGAGAACTTAATCAAAAGTGCTGACATTCAGGTTACGGCGAGAAAAATAGACTTTGTAACGCAGTTTGCCCGTAACTGGGAAGCGTTGCAGGAAATCATGGGAATTACACGCCCTATTGAGAAGCCGAACGGCACAGAGCTTACATCTAAATATGCAGAGGGCGAGTTGCAGGACGGGAAAGTCGGAGAGGGCGAGTTTATCCCCCGTTCGCACTTTACCGTAAAAGAAAAGCCGTATGCAAAGATTACGGTTGAAAAATACGCTAAAGAAGTATCTATCGAAGCAGTCGCAGAACACGGCGAAGAAGCGGCTATCAATATGACTGATGAGGAATTTCTTGTCGAGTTGCAGGAGAACGTCACTGGCAGATTCTACGATTATCTCAAGACAGGCACAATGACATTCGAGGAAAAGACTTTCCAGATGGCGTTTGCTATGGCTCTTGGAAAAGTTAAGGACAAGTTCAAGAAAATGCACAGGAATGTGACCGGCATTGCGGTATTCGTAAATACGCTTGACTTGTACGCATATCTTGGAAGTTCCGAAATTACCATGCAGACGGCTTTTGGTTTTACCTATCTGAAAAACTTCCTCGGTGCGGAACTGACTTTCGTTTCCAGCGAGATTCCAAGAGGACAGATGATTGCCACACCTATCAACAATATCGTATCTTACTATGTCAATCCGCAGAACAGCGGCTTTGCAAAGTTAGGGTTGCATTACACCACAGATGGCGTGACAAATCTGATTGGTTTTGCGGTGGCAGGAGATTATGACCGGGCGACAGGCGTTTCGTATGCTCTGATGGGCTTTACACTCTTTGCGGAATACATTGACGCTATTGCAGTCGTTACAATCAACCCGAACAGCACAAACCCGGAATCTGAAAACGTTTCCCCGGTAACTCCGGCGGCAAAAACCACAAAAGCGGCAAAAGAGAGCAATCTCTCATAAGGAGCAGTTATGTACGCAGATTACGAATATTACCAAACTGAATACGGCGGCAAGATGTCTGCGGACGATTACAAGCGATTTGGACGGAGGGCAGAGCGCAGGATTGACGGGATAACCGGGAATAAGCTGCAATTTGCTTTTCCAACCGACAGCCGGGCGGTGGAGGCGGTCAGGGATTGCGTCTGCGAACTGACAGACTTTCTCTATCAGATTGACAGCTACAATACCGCCGCTATGGAGAGCATGGGAACGGTGGCGCAGGCTGACGGAACGGTAAAGGGAAAGGTTATCACGTCCATATCGTCCGGCTCTGAAAGCATAGGCTATTCCGCCGCCGGTTCTGCCAGTACCGCAATAATGGAGGCGGCAAAGGATAAGAAAGTGGATGACACTATGGTATATGGCATGGTACGGGATGGGCTTAGTGGTATCAAAGACAGCAACGGCGTGAATCTTCTGTATGCCGGAATCCCCTACCCACGCCGCAATGCCCCGATAAGCAGACCGCCGGAGGATAAGCCAGTGGAGAAGCCAACGGAGCCGGAGGAAAGCGAGGATAAAGAAGATGGGACTGTTTAAGAAAATGTGTTCGCATAATTATGTGGTAAAGGAACGGTCAAACGCTCTCCAACAGGACGAAATGGGCTATCCGTTGCGCCTGTGTATCTGTCAGTGTTCCAAATGTGGAAAATCGGAGCAGAAGTGGCTTGATACCAATGAAAGCGCACTTAATGAAATAAAGACTGGGAAATCATTCCTTGTAAAGTGGGATAGGTGACGCTATGGGAATAGGCTATGTTGACAGCGTGGTTGTCTATAACCGCTACATAAATGGGCTGATGGAAACAGAAACATATTTCGGCACACGGTTTGATAATGTGCGGATTGAACTGACGCAGGGAGCAAACCAAAAGACAAGCGGCATGGAAAACGCCAGTGTATGCGTGGTGAAAATCCCGAACAATGGCAATCTGCCGAAACCGTACAAAGCCCCGGAAGTGTGGAACGACCTTACGACTGATGAAATGCTGGAAAGTTTCACACTTGATACAGAGGGAAAGAATTTCTTAGTCATTGTGAAAAAATCTGAACTTGGTGTGGACATTGATGTCCCTACCGGACTGATAGACCAAGACGAAACCAAGTACCCCGGCGGTTTTTTTGAGTATATCAAAACCAAGTACGGGTATGCGTTCAGCGTTGATACGGTGGATGTTTACACCTTAATACCAAGATTTGAAATAGGAGGAAGATAATATGATTAAAATTGTTTTCAAAAACGGCTGTATTGCAAAATGGAAAAAGGAACAGTGGACAGATTACAAGTATGACGGCAAGTGTTTCATTATTATCAAAGGTGAGCAGTGGGTAGGTATTTACAATATGGACAGCGTTGTTTCTATCATTATAAAGAAGTAAGCCGTTTATACGCTGATACCGAGGTTTGAGATTGGAGGAAGATAATGGAGGAAAAAAGAGAAGTTCCAACAGTAACAATATCTGTTGATGAATATTTTGACCTGCGACAGAAAGCAGAAATGAACGGCTTTCTCATGGAACGTATTGGGCGTTTTGAAGGACAGCTTATGGATATGGATAGACGCTTGTATGAGTTGGAACATCCGCACAAGGGAGAGTAGCCTATGCCCGAAGAAATCAAAGAACGCCTGTCAAAAACGGAATATGATAAGGTCGGGGAAATTCCATGAATGAGCAAACAAATATAGAACCATTAAGTGCAACTGAATATGACATAATCGAGAAAGCCTTGTGGGAACTGGTAAAACAGTATCCAAAAGAGCAGGGAGATCCGAACGTAATAGCGCAATATGACGAACTGGACACCAAAAGTTCACTTGCGGTATTCGTGCTTGGCGGAAGATATAAAAGTCGGAATGTGCTTGGCGGATTTACCGCTGAAATCAACTTCCGTGTGGCTTACAAAAGTTCTCCGCAGACCTCGCCACAGCGTATCAATTCGCAGGCGTTTGTGGGGCGTGTCATGCGGTGGCTTGAAAACACAAAAGATTTACCCCTGCTGACTAACGGCAGGACGATAACGAAGATTACGGCATCCGGGGCAATTCCTTACAAGGATGAAACAGGGCAGGATAAAAGCACTGTCTATGCCGCCGATGCGGTGATGGAATATGAAGTAGAGTAGAAAGGAGAAATATTATGCCTGAAACACCAGCAACCCCGAAAACGGGAAAGATTTTAAGGGGATGCCGGGCGATGTGGCTGACGTTTGATAATGAAGGTTACACATGCCTTGGTAAAGACAGTGATGATTTGAGCATTGAGGGAAACAATGACAGCGAGCAGGTAAAAAACGTACAGGGCGAAGTCACGTTCGTGAACAATGGCTATACGCCTACGCTTAGTAATGACGGTTACATAGCAAGGAGAGAGGACGCGATTTATCCCTTCTTGCAGACGATTGTTGACACGCTTGCTACTGATGATGAACGCACATCTGCCACGCTGATTGTCGCAACCCTGACAGACGAGGTTAAAGATTCCACAACAAAGACGCTGACGGGGAAAGGGTTCAGCGTTCCTGTCAAGGTTGTATTTGATAGTGATGGAGGTGGTACTTCCGGGTACGCAATCCCATTCACGATTTCGGAGGACGGCGGAAGAACACAGGGAACGGTATCTGTGTCTAACAAAGTGCCAACATTTACACCGGAGAGCGTAACATCCCCGGCAGCATTAAGCGAACCAGCGCAGACCAAATCAAGCAGCAAGAGCAATCTTAGTTAAAATAATGGGGTGTATTCGTTTTGGATATGCCCCGTTTTTGAAAGGACAATAATATGACAGAAATTGAAGAAATGAAAATTGAAAATGAAAATACAAAAACAGAAGAGATCAGGATTGACAACCGGGTGACGCTTACAAAGGTCTATGTCGGCGGCGGTGATGATTTTATCGTGATTTCCGGCAATGACATTTCTATCTTTGACAGGTTCCGGGCGGCTGGCGATGAATTGATTGCATTAGCAGAGGAAATGGAGAAGAAAGAGTCTGATTCCGGCGAGATGGACTATAAAAAGGAAATCGAGGAACGAAAGTATTTTTCTGAAAAGGCAACTGCTATCATGGACGACGTTTTCGGCGAGGGAACAACTCGGAAATTCTTTGGTGATGTGTATGCGGTGATTCCGAACTTCCAGCCGGATTTAGAGTGCTTTATGGATTTCTGGGATTCTCTTATTCCGGTCATTGAAAGGTTGTCTGAACACAAGGTCAAGCTGAATAAACTGGCAAGCAAGCAGCGCATGGCTAAGTATCAGCCGCAGGACCATAAAAGGAAAGGAGCAAAATGATAGGCGCATTGCCGGAGGTGTTGACGGTTAGCGGCGTGGATTACCCTATCCGAACCGACTACCGCAATGTCCTTCAAGTCTTTGAAGCGTTTCAAGACCCAGAGCTGACCCAAGAGGAAAAATGGATTGTGGCAATCTATCTGCTGTTTGATAATTTTTCCTGTGATGATGATGTGCTGCAGGCGGGGCAGAATGGCTTTGACTTGGAAGAAGCAATGAAACAAATATCATGGTTCATTTCTGCCGGGCAGCCGGAAAAACAGGTGCTTGAACAGCCAACATATAGCTGGACGCAAGACGAACAAATGATTTTTTCTGCGGTCAATAAGGTTGCCGGGAGAGAAACGAGAGAACTGGATTACCTGCACTGGTGGACGTTTCTTGGATATTTTAACGAAGTGGGAGAAGGTACATTCTCCTTTATTGTAGGGATTAGAAATAAGCTGAATAAGGGTAAGAAGCTGGAAAAGCATGAGAAAGAGTTCCTCTCTCATAACAAAGAACTGGTGCTGATGAAAAAGCCAAAGACCAAAGAAGAACAGGAACAGGAGGACGAATATAAAGCATTGTTGGACGAGGTGTTAGGATGACGGATAAAGAGATTGGAAAGACTGCCCGGGAGATTGCGGGGCAGGGCAACACTGCAAAAGTCAAAAAGAATAAAGACGGAATTGTGATTTTGGAAGAAAAACTTAAAATTGTAAAGTCAGATAAGGAGCGGTAGAAATATCGTTCCTTTATTTTTTAAAAATTTAACTTTGTATTGACAAAGAAAAAACTTTCTGTTATAATGTAATTACAAACAAAACAGAGAGGAAAGCCAAAAGGCTTAAAGGTGGAAAATATGAAATATTATGTAAATTACGGAACGGGAGCAGGAAACGAGGAAATCGAGGGAACTTTAGAAGATGCTATGAGAGTTGCAGAAGAAGGTCTTACATACACGCAACAGTCTGTTAGGATTGAGGGCGAGGACGGAGAAGTTATTGCGAATTTACCTTGGTACGGCGTTGCTCCCGAGAAAGATGATGTTGTGACCTGTCAGTTTGGAGATTTTGGTTTTTATGGCGAATGGTACGAGGTCTAAAATATGGGAATAAAAAAAGGTACTAAACTAACCGATACACCCAAAGATATACTCTATCAAATACGAGTAGACGAGGAAACAGAAAAAAAGGTAAAGGCTATATGTGAAAAAGAAGGAATCTCAAAATCAGAACTTATCCGACAAGGGATAGACTTAAAATATAAAATTATGGATAAAGGGCAGTAGAAATACTGCTCTTTTAATTTGGTACAAATCCACTCAAAAACCATGCTAAAATAAATTAAATATGAGATCTGCATAAACGGTTGTAGATAACGGCTAAACGGTGCCGGTAAGTACGTGTTGACGTTATTCTGGCACTTTTTTATTTTACGGGTGATTTTATGGCGCAGTATGACGGAAGCATAAGGATAAATACAGAAATTGATACAAATGGAATCAGGCGTGGAGAATCAGCGGTAAGGGGGTCTTTAAGCCGTATTAGCGAAGCTGCAAGAAGTACTGCCGCTCTACTTGCTTCTGTTTTTGCTGTAAAAAAACTTATTCAGTTCGGAAAAGAAGCCATAGAATTAGGCTCTGATTTGGAAGAAGTGCAGAATGTTGTGGACGTGACATTTACCACCATGTCAGAAAAAGTGAATGAATTTGCAAAAAACGCTGCCGTATCTGCCGGTTTATCGGAAACCATGGCAAAAAGGTATGTCGGTACGTTTGGTGCCATGTCAAAATCTTTTGGTTTTGCGGAGGATGAAGCCTATAAGATGTCTACTGCTCTGACGCAATTATCAGGGGATGTTGCATCTTTTTATAACATCTCGCAAGACGAAGCATACATAAAGCTGAAATCCGTATTTACGGGAGAAACAGAGACATTGAAAGAACTTGGCGTTGTCATGACGCAAGCTGCTCTTGACCAGTACGCTCTTGCCAATGGTTTCGGGAAAACTACAAGCAAAATGACGGAGCAGGAAAAAGTCGCCTTAAGGTATCAATTTGTGATAGACCAGCTTGCCGGAGCATCCGGGGATTTTATCCGTACATCAGACAGTTGGGCAAACCAGACAAGAATTTTAAAATTGCAGATTGAAAGCTTAATGGCAACCATAGGACAGGGACTTATCAATATCTTTACGCCTGCTATAAAGGTTATCAATATATTGCTTGAAAAACTTGCAACGGTTGCCAATGCCTTTAAATCTTTTACGGAGTTAATAACAGGCAAAAAAGCTTCTGCAGGAAGCGGAGTGGCGGCAAAAGCCGGAATGGCTGGAGGCGGTTTAGGTGACTCCATTGACGGATATAATGATGCGGCAGACGCGGCAGATAATTTGGCAATATCTACAGAAAAAGTGGCCGATGCAACCAAAGATGCGGAAAAAGCCGCAGAAGGATATTTAAGCCCTCTTGATGAAATAAACAAATTCAGTAAAAATGAAGAACTTGCTGATTTAGAGCAACCGGAAGCAGGGATAGACATTGGAAATATCAGTGAAATTGAAAATATAGATTATGGTAAGGTCGCAGAGGGTGAAAATGTCCTAGATAAAGTAAGCGAATCGGCCGACGGTTTAATAGGGAAATTGAAAGAGTTGGCCGGGATTTTCAAACAGGGCTTTTTTGACGGGCTGGGCGATTGGGAGTATCGGTGGGACTCCATAAAGGACAGCATAGCATCCATAAAGGAAAGTCTTAAGGATATTTTTACGAACCCGGAAGTTATTTCTGCCGCAGACAGTTTCGTGAAATCTGTCGCGTATATGTTGGGCAGCCTTGTCGGTGCTACGGCAAGCATAGGGCTGACGATTGCTACTAACATTGTAGGCGGCATTGCAAAATACCTGGAAGAAAATAAGGAAAGGATAAAAGATCATCTTGTTTCTATGTTTGACATATGGGAAGAAGTAAACTACCTGTTATCAGACTTATTCCAGTCCTTTGCATATGTATTTGAAGCATTTGCAAGCGAAGATGGCCAGCGGCTTACCGCAAACCTTATTGGCATATTTACGGATGCATTTATGGGAGTGACGGAGCTTGCATCAAAACTTATAAGGGATGTTCTCAATATATTTATACAGCCATTTGTGGAAAACAAGGAAGGGTTCCGCACAGCTTTAGAAGGGTTTCTTGGAGTCCTGGCAGATGTGGCCGGAACTATAAAGGATGCGGTGGATGATACGTTTGACAAACTGAATGAAGTGTATGATGAACATTTTAAACCGTTTTTTGATTCGATTGCTGATGGGTTATCTGATTTAGTTAAAAGATTTTTAGATTTTTGGAATGGAAAAGTACAACCAATTCTTAAACAAATGGCAAAAGATTTTGACAAATTGTGGAAAACCCATATACAGCCAATGGTTGATAATTTTATTGAACTTTTGGGTAAAGTTGCAGATTTGTTGAAAGCTTTATGGGAAAACATATTGCAACCTTTTATTGCGTGGATTATAGATAATGTTCTTCCTAAAATCCTTCCAGTTATAAAGGCTGTATGGGATGAATTAGTAAAATTTGTAGGATATGTTTCAGATGCTATAAATTCTATTATAACGGTTATAGGAGGAATTATTGATTTTTTAACAGGAGTCTTTTCTGGAGATTGGGAATTAGCTTTTAAGGGATTGCAAACTGTTGTTGAAGGATTTGTAGAAGGAATTAGAACTATAGTATCTGGAATATGGGAAATTGGTAAAGATATAATCTTTGGACTTATGCAGGGAATTGTGGATGCTATAGTCGGAATCGGAGATTGGATACATGACCATATATTCAAACCTTTTATGGATGCATTCAAATCCCTTTTCGGCATCCACTCCCCGTCCACCGTCATGGCCGAAATGGGAAAATACATCATCCAAGGCCTGTTGAACGGCATATTGAGCCTTGTAGGCGATGTAAAAGCCATATGGGAAGGGATGAAAGAAACTGCGGTCAATATTTGGAATGGGGTGAAGGATTTTCTTGGAAATACCTGGAATTCCATTAAGCAGACGGCATCGCAAGTTTGGGATGGCATCAAACAGAACCTTTCCGAAAAATGGAACAATATAAAATCCGGCGCAAAGGCCACGTTTGATAATGTGAAAAATGGAATAAAGGAATCATGGACAAATATTAAATCCAACGTAAAAGAGTCGGCAGAAAATGTAAAAACCAATATTGCGAATGCATGGGCGAAAGCCAAGGAAACAACAGCATCCGCATGGGGCAATATAAAGGAAAAGGCAGTATCCTCCGCGCAGTCCATGGCCGGGAGCGTCCGGGATAAATTTTCCGGGATGCAAAGCGCGATCAGCAATTTTTCATCCAGTGCGCAAAATATATGGTCGCGGGCATGGGAAGGAATGCAGGGCAAGGTCGGCTCCGTGCTGGATTCGGTAAAAAATACAATAAGTTCCGTATTTGGATGGATTTCCAGCACAATCGGATCGCTTGGCAATTCTTTAAGAAGCCTTACCTCGCGGGTAATTTCATCCAGAAGCACAAGCTCTTATTCTTACGGGAGAAGTTATTCTTTCACACCAGCTTCTTTGTCAATGTATCAAAGTCCGGCGTTTGATTCGCTAAGAACCACTCCAATACCAAAGCTGGCCACAGGAGCGGTAATACCGGCAAACAAAGAATTTTTGGCCGTACTGGGCGATCAGAAACATGGTACAAATGTCGAGGCTCCGCTTGATACAATAAAAAAAGCTAACAGGGAATCTATTTTGGAAGTGCTGTCGGAACTTGGAATAACTGGAAACAGGATCAATAGCAATCCGCAAACAATCATTATAAAGCAATATCTTGACGGAAAACAAGTTGCAGAGTCAGTGGTAAAAGAAGGAAAAATTCAGCAGATGGCAACAGGAAACAATATGTTTGCGCTTGGAACAACATAGGAGGGAGGTATCATGAACAGGCCATTTGAATTTAATGGAATAAAAGTCAAAACGCCAGATGCCTTCCGTCCATCCATGGCAACGACATCAACGGAAGATTCGGACAGGACGCAAGACTTGGTAATGCACAACACGCCCATGGGAACGATAGAAAGCTATGCGTTTGAATGGAGGTACATAGAGCCGGAGGAAGTGGCTAAAATCATCGGCCAAATACTAAACAGGAGCGGCTACACCATGCGGTATTTAAGCCCGGTAACAGGCGGTTGGAAAACGGGCCAGTTTTACACATCAAATTACAGCTTGGGAACTTTAAGGGTATCAAACAGCCATTTTGTTTGGGAATCATTATCATTTAATGCAGTGGGGATAAATCCAGTATGATAAATGCAAGTAAAGAATTTAAGGAAAAACTGAAAAACGGCGCGGCGGTCGTAAATTATGCAGACGTGACTCTGTCAGACGGTACCGTCCTGCACTTGGAACCAAAGGATTTCATGATAGGAGGATGCAGCATAGAAGACAAGACCACAGATGGTAAATTTGGTGTAGGTTTTGTGGTTGGGAAGACATTGGCCATAAAGATTGCAAACCATGATGAACGGTTCTCCAGATATGACTTCTATAACTCCATAATCCGCGTTTATGTCGCAATGGCCATGGATGATGGAACCATAGAAAAAATCCGCAAAGGAGTGTATTATGCCACGATTCCGTCTACAAAAGGGGAAATCATAGAAATCAATGCAGTAGATGGAATGTTTTTGCTGGATAAGGACTATTCCACCAGCAAAACCTCATATCCGGCCACTTTGCAGACAATTCTCACGGATGCCTGCCTTGACTGCGGCATCCCCATAGGCTTCCGGCAGTTTGATAATATGTCTTTTACCGTAAAGGAAAAGCCGGAATCGGGAACTTACCGGCAGATTGTTTCCTATGCCTGCCAGATAGCCGGATATAACGCCCGGATAGACAATGACGGATATATGCAGTTAATTTGGTACAACTCCGCATTATTGGAGCAGTATAATTATGTTGGTGGGGATTTTAAGACATATCCTCATGATACCATACTTGACGGCGGCAATTTTACGGATTACAGCACAAACACCATTATTTCTGGCGGCAATTTTTCAGATATGCCGGAACATATATTCCGTGTAAAATCTCTTGACGTGCATACGGATGATGTGCAGATTACGGGAGTTAAAGTAATTGGCGAAGACGATAATTTTGCTATATTTGGTGAAGAAGGATATTTGATTGAAGTAAAAAATCCTTTTGCAGCAGGAAAAGAGCAGGAAGTAGCAAACTACCTTGGCGGCCGCATAGTTGGCATGGTTTTCCGGCCTTTTTCCGCGCAGATATTAAATAATCCTCTTTACGAACCTTTTGAAGTAGTAAGGGTGTCGGATTGGAAAGGGAATGTGTATGTTTCGATAATAAATTCCGTTTCCTATACAGTCGGTTCTTATACGCAAGTATCCTGCGAAGCGGAAGACCCGGTCAGGAACGGCAGCATGTATTATTCTGAAGCGGCGGCCGCAGTTGTGGAAGCGCGGAGAAACACAGAAAAACAGCTTTCCACTTATGACAAGGCCGTGCAGAATATGACGCAGATTGCCGGAAACGCCCTTGGATACCATACAACGGTAGAAAAACAGCCGGACGGAAGTGTTATAACTTATCTCCATGATAAGCCAAGTTTAGCAGGATCAAAAACAATTTACAAACAGACCATTGACGGGTTTTTTATATCAACTGACGGGGGGAAAACCTATACGGCCGGATTCGATAAAAACGGAAATGCAGTAGTAAATATCCTTTATGCGATTGGCATTGTAGCCGACTGGATAAAAGGCGGCACTCTTACCCTTGGCGGCGATAACAATATTGATGGCTCGTGTGTGATTTATGATGCAAAAGGAAATGAGATAGGAAGATTTGATAAAGATGGAATTACCACTAATTCTGCGAATATTACCGGGGGAATCGTCAACATTCATACAAGCAACGAAAAAGATTCCAGAATAATTTTAAGAAGTGGAGGGTGGCAAACTGGTATGTCAGCGTTATCTATTAGATGTGGATATACCACTGGTGATTCATTCACAGCTATTTCTGCCACTGGATTAAAAATTAATAGTGATTCAAAAGAATACGTTAATATAGGAGCTGTTGATTCCAAATTCAATGGAACTGTGTACATATATGGAAGTTCAGAAATTAAAATAGGAATTTCGGGAATTTATGTAACAAAAAACGAACAAAAACTTTTGGAAATTCTTGCGTTTGAAGGAGGAAACGGCGAAAAATATAATACTATAAATTTTGTAGGAGAAAACAAAATTAGTTTTAAAGATGAGGAAACTGCACATATAAAATTTGGAGGAATATATATTGCAAAATATTTGGCAAATGGTGAAACAAATTTAAACATAGGAAATGATATAAAAATGTTTGGAGGAGGTAATTATGGATGCAGAATAGGCATCGGCTCTCAAATGTTTCTTTCAGATAATGGAACTACGCAGCTTTGCAAACTTAAAAATTTATCTGTGGATGGATATTTATTGGCAGACGGAAGTAAATCACGCCTTGCAAAAACTCAAAATTATTCCGACCGCCTATTATACTGCTATGAAACCACCAAGCCATATTTTGGGGATATCGGGGAAGCTACACTAGATGAAAATGGAATATGTTACATATCCATAGATGACATATTTTATGAAACCATAAATACATCCTGCCAGTATCAGGTATTCCTGCAAAAATACGGGCAAGGGGATGTGTGTGTGGAGGAAAGGAAACCGAATTACTTCCTTGTTAAAGGAACTCCTTTCCTTAAATTTGGATGGGAAATAAAAGCAAGGCAGTTGGGATTTGAAACAGAAAGAATGGAAAATTTTGTGCAGGAAGAACCAGAAGAATTTATCAATTATGAGAAAGAAGCACAAAATTACATAGAAAGTTTTTACAAGGAGGCATTAAAAATATGAGAAAAGTAACCAGTATGACAATATTGACTACAGCAGAAGGAAAACGTCTATCTATTACGTTTTCTGAAATTGATGGAAACGGAAACATCGTAAAAGAAAATGAACGCACAAACAAAGTGGTAGTGAACCGCGCTGCTTTGGATTGCGTTGCGGAGCTGGAAGATTTTGCGCAGGATATCGTGGATGGTGAAGAATAATGGCAATACAGACAATCAAAGCAACGATGCAGATGCGGCGAGGAGCAGAAGAAAACTTTGACCCAGACCAGATGACCGCCAGCGAATGGGCGGTGTCCATGGATTCTAAAAAGGTCTGGATGTGCTTTGCGCCGGGGATTGTCAGAAGAATGGCTACATATGAAGCGTTTGAGCAGGATATGATTGAAATACAGACCATCCTTGCGACTTGCCAAAATATCCAGACTGCGGTAGAGCGATTTGAAGAATTGGCACAGCAACATGCAACACAAGCGGAAGAATGGTCTGTTGCATCCAAATCATGGGCTGTAGGCGGTACAAACACCCGCGAAGGAGAAGATACAAATAACAGCAAATATTGGAGCGAGCAGTCGAAAAGCGAAGCAGACAGGGCAAAAGATGAGGCCGACCGGGCAGCTTCCATTGCAGGATTTGATATCGATTCGGAACTAAGCACAACATCGACAAATCCAGTGCAGAATAAAGTGATAACGGAAGAATTAAATAAAAAGTTAGGAAAGGACGGGGATGCTTCTAAAGCAATCATTACATTTGAGCAAGCAACGGAACGCGCAAACGTCCAGTCAGGTGACAACCTAGAAATTGCTTTTGCAAAGCTATCAAAATTCTGCGAGGATTTAAAACCACATGCATTTGCAGAACTTGCAAATAATTTTCTTGTGGATACACCGGGAATAGTAGCGCTGGATGCAGATGCAGGAAGGGTTTTGAAAGAAGAGCAAAGCAGTTTGCAAAGTCGGCTTGATCAAATAAACAGCGATTTAACAAACGAAACTAAAATAACAAAGAAATCCGCAGTAAAAGGAGAAAAATTTACCAAAGGAGCAGACTATTATTTAATTGGAAGAATTTGTTACATTAGTTTTGAAACTTCTCCCAGCAGTAATGTAAAAAACGGAGATATTGTTTTAACTGGTGTACCAAAACCATTATTTACAAACTATTTATCATTGCAATGCACAAATGGGAAATGCTATTCGGCCAGAATATATGCTAATTCATCGGGTACTGGCACTTTGGAAATTTATTTCCCTGCAAACACTGATCCGGCCAGAATAGACACATCCTTCAGCTATATTATTTATAAATAGAAAAGCAGATATCTTAAATATGCTTATATCCCATTATACCAAGGATAGTATAGTTGTTGGTAGCTGGATCACCAGTATTTAGGTTAATTCCCATCCTATGGGTAGCGGATATACTTCCCTCATTCATAAATTCGATTTTAGCTATACCAGCATACATATAGTTTAGATTGTGCGTTATATAGCTAAAAAATTGCGAACGACGTTTTGATGGTTCTAAAAAGCTTGCTGTATAAATCGCGGATGATATTCTTTCTTCTCTTATTACTATGTCGATGCGGTAATATTTTTCAAAATCAATACCGTTTGTTAATACTTCAGGCGCTAAATTGCTGTTTATCTCACCAACGCCCCATCTGCCTGTTTGATATAATGGGAGCAAAAACGGGAGGCAGTTATGGTAGAACAGATTATCGGCAAAGTACTGCTTGGAATGGCAGGGAAAAGGATGGATGAACTGAAAGGCGTTCTGTACTGTGTGCTTGCGAATAGGAACCATGAAACAGCCTGCCAGACAGCAGGCTTATTTGGCGTTAACAAGTATTTGGAAGGAGGTGAGCCATATGAAGGGATGGGGATACGGATAAAAGCATTCTATAATAAGAGATAAACAGCAATTTAGGAATCATAAACAGTAGGTTAATAATTAGCAGTGTTACTAATGCAATTACTCTGCCAGCAAACATGACAACTGGAACATAATTATGCCGGACAGTAATTTTACAGCCAGGGCTATACCTAATCGGATATCGGATGTCAAACTATAACCTTGATACTGTATACCATATCAATCTTAGTACGACAGGCAACTATGTATCCATCTTATTAGGGCAAAACGGCGTGGATGTTGTACGTCTTTCCTCGCAAAACGCGTTAGTGATTACCGCGCAAAACAGGAGTGATAAACCTTATGCCATAAACGCATCTGGCAATAACAGACTATTTGCATTACAGCTGAATAATTAAATATCTATTAACAGCAAAAGGAAGGTTTTAAAACAATTAACGAATTCGCTGAAGAAAGAGGGCTTGCTTAATGGGAAAATTTTATGGTTTGAAGATTTTGAACGGCGATATGCATATAGGGGACGTTCCAAAGCTGTGGAAAAAAATGACTAAGGATTGGATCGATAAAAATGGTACAATGTCCAGTCTTTCGTAAGGTATCATATACTTAAGAAATGTTTGAGAGGTGTTTATATGTCAAACGAATTACTTAACATCATCATACCGGCTGTTGCAAGTCTGATAGGTTCCGTTGTAGGTGTCGTTGGTAGCGCAAAGGTGCTTACATACCGTGTAACACAGCTTGAGGAAAAATTGAAAAAGCAGTGTGAAAACTGCTCTGTCATGGACGGGCGCGTGGACAGGCTGGAGGCACGGGCTGATGTGATGGAGGAACGAATCAGAACGGCTAACCACCGTATTGATAATTTAGAAAAGAAAGAAGGTATAAAACCATGAAAAAGAAAATTGAAACAGGAACCATCGTGAGAACTGCGGTATTAGTTTTTGCACTTATCAACCAAGTGCTGACAATCAGCGGCTATAGCCCTCTCCCGTTTGCGGACGAGGATTTCGGGCAGGCCGTGTCCATGGCTTTGACTGTAGGAGCGTCACTGTGTGCGTGGTGGAAAAACAATAGTTTTACACAGGCGGCCATTATAGCTGACGAGCATTTAAAAGACTTAAGAAAGTAGAGGCAGCCAGATGAAAGGGATTGATGTATCGTACCATAATGGAAAAATTGACTGGAAAAAAGCAAGCCAGTCAATAGATTTTGCGATTATTCGAGCCGGATATGGAAAGTCGCAGATGGACAAGCAGTTTATCAATAATATCTGTGGCGCTCATACGGCTGGAGTAAAAATAGGCATTTACTGGTTTATTTATGCCGCCAACAAGGACGAGGCCGTCCTTAATGCCAAAATGTGCGAAAAATGCATTGAGGGTTATAAGGATATTATTACTATGCGGGTATGGGCTGACTGGGAGTATGATTCCGATAAGCGCAATCCGCAAACAAAAGAAGGCCGGACGGATAGCGTAAAAGCTTTTTGTGATTATTTGTCTGCCAAAGGTTATGAGGTTGGGGTCTATTCAAATATTGATTATATAGAAAATAAATTTGGTGATCTTAGCAAATATCCCTTGTGGCTGGCAAGGTATAATTCTAATATAGACGGATACAATCCGTTTATGTGGCAGCATTCTTCAAAAGGCAGGATATCAGGCATACCATCCAATGTAGACATGAATATATATTATGGGAATCTTCAGGGAACTGCTCCGAAACGCAGCACTATTAAAACAGGAAGCCGTGGTGATGATGTGACATATCTGCAGCAGCGTCTTACGGCAAAAGGTTATGGGGTTGGTAATATTGACGGAATTTTTGGTAAAAAAACATTAGAAGCAGTAAAAGCATTTCAGGCAGAAAACAGTCTTATTGTTGATGGGATTGTGGGGGTAAAAACATGGACGGCGATTAATTAACTTGTGTTGCATTTCGTGTTGCATAATTTTATATTACATAATATTTTATTATATTCTATTTAATTTTTTTATTTTTGGTAATAATTAAAAACCCCATATTTGCAAGGCTTTTTATTTGCCTATCGCAAATATGGGGTTTTATAAAAACTGCGGAAGATGGGACTTGAACCCACACACACAGGAATGGAATTGCTTTAAATATAGCACTTTTCTATTCTTGTGTGATATTTTGTGTTGCATTTTTAAAATAATCGTTGATCTGGCTGCTAAATTTTTTGGCGTAATCGTCCATGGTATTGCGGTAAATTGATTTTAAAACCCCATCCGAACTCCAACCGCCCCGCTGCATGATATATTGATCCGGGATGCCGATCGCGTGCATGATGCTGGCCGAATAATGGCGCAAATCATGGAAGCGGAAATGAGGTATGGAAAGTCTTTTCAATGCGGACGAAAACCGTGCAGATATTTTGGAAGGTTCAATTAGAACTACATTGCCGCTTTTTGGCAGCGCATCGATTACGAAATCTGGAAGAGGTATATATCTGTCGCTGGAAGATGTTTTTGTATTTTTTTTGATCCAGTTAGCCGAATCATCCATAACAACAGCCGAGTGGACGTGGATCACATTCCCCTCTATATCTTCCCCGGTCAACCCGCATATCTCTGAACGCCGCAGCGTGCCGAACGCGGCCAGGTAAACCGCCTTAAGCATTTCTGTATCCTTTTCCTTGAAAAACTCCATTATGAGCCTTATATCGCTTTCTGTTGGTATGTACGGCACTTCCTTCTGCTTTTTCGGAAGGGCGGTACGGAGCATGAAATCTGGCATATACACGGAGAGCATGGCCGACAGCAGCCCATGGGCGTTTTTAACCGTTTTGGCATTTTTCTTTGCAGCCAAGGAGTTTGCCCATATCTGCACCACTTCCTGCGTGAGGTCTTCCAGCAGGATATCTTCGATATCGGAATAGTTGCTGCTTCTCATCGCGCGGTACCCCCTTACCGTGCTGGGGGATAATACATTGCTTTTGATATTGATATAATTATCCAGCGCCTTGCCCACTGTCACCTTAAGCGGCTGCGGCCGCTCCTTTTTTGTGTCGGCGTATTCTGCGGCCAGATGCTCCGCTCCCCTTTTCGTGGCGGCCGTAAAGGACTTGTAATGCCGTTTCCCAGCTCCGTCCGTGTAATCGTAGACTTGGCAGCGCCAGTTGCCGGACGGTAGTTTTTTTGCTGTTGCCATGGTATCATCCTCCTTTTTTGTAAAAAAATAACAGCCTGCGGGAAATCCGCTTGCAAGCCGCCCCCGAAGATGATACAATATTTTTGGGTTGTAGGTATCATCTTCTGGTATCTATGTAAGCCGTTCGGTGTTGGTAGCGCCGGGCGGTTTTTTCTTTTAATACTCATACTTTGGTCTGACAATCATCCATATTATCCATAATCCGCCTGTACAGCAAATAAGAATAAGGTCTAATAAAAAATTATATTTTTTCTTTCTTTTTGTTGGTGCTGTCACTGTAGATGACGCGGCGGCTGACGCACTGGAAGAATTGTTAATAATAATATTTTTATCAACTCCGGATAATTCTTCAACTTGCTTTCCGCATTTCGGGCAAACAACGCAATCTTTATCTATGAGTTCTCCACAGTGTTTACAATATTTTTGTTCCATACTTTCCTCCCTTTTTTAAATTTTTATTAAATCGTCGTAACGGTTTAATTATTCCTCAACTTTTCCAACTACTTTCCCAATTAGACGTACATCTTCGTTTCCCGGAATATCGTCATACTTTTTATTTCTGGAAACAAGCCCGTCTTTTCCATATTCTTTCAAGAAACATTCATTATTGATAGTGAATATGCCGACTTCGCCCGGATTTATACGCTCTACCTTTTTAATATACAGTTTTTCTCCGTCAGAATAGTCAGGCTCCATAGAATCACCGTTTACACCTATTATAAAGTCTGCGTTTGCGTCCGGGGCTTGAACGGTATCTGATGTATAAGTTCTTCCGATACTTCTATATTCATCCTCTGAACCTTTTCCAACTGCTCTTTCTGCTCCCTCAACTTCTCCGCAATAGCATACTCCCTATCCAGTACCGTATCAACCACGACTGCTCCGTCCGGGGAATATTCGGATATAATACGATATTTTCTTATAATGTCCTCAAATTCCTTATCCGTGGCATGAGTTTCATAATAACTTCTTTCTTTATTTTCATTGGGGTCTTTCATCCCGTTCAATCGTTCGAGTGAAACACCTAATCCATCAGAAAGTTTATATGCAACATCAAGTGAGACAGTTTTTTGTTTTCTGGTTGTAATGCCTCTAACCGTAGAATCTGGAAGACCACATTTCTTTGCCACTTGTGCTATTGAAAGTCCTTCATAAGCCATTATATCCGATAAAACTTCGTATACATCCATCTGTTTCCCTCCTTCCTATATCTTACATTATACATAAAAAATCACGCATTGCAAGATTTATTTTCAAAATATGTGTTGACAAATCATTCATAGCGTGATTTAATGTACTTGTAATCACTCAATGAGCGATTGGAGGTGGAAGCATTGAAAAGTTGTGTGATGTACGAAAATGTAAGGGCTGAAATGGCAAGAAAAGATTTGACAATCATGGATATTGCAAAAGGAATCGGCATGAACAGAGATACACTTTCGAGAAAGTTATCTGGGCGTTCATGCTTGAATCTGGATGAAGCATTCAACATCCAAAGAACATATTTTCCGGACATACCTATTCGTGTTCTTTTCAAAGAGAATGCAGGCAAAGAGCCGGACAAGGTTCTGGTGCAGAGGGGAGGTGAGGGAAATGGAAGGAAAAGAATTTTATGAAAAGACAGAGGAGTTCGCCAAGAAGATTATCAATCTTGCGGCAGAGGAAGGACTGACTTTTTATGAACTTTGCAAATCGGCAGATACAGCGAAGGGAATCGGTGCGCATTCTTTGGTAGAGAAAGAAAGTGCAAGTAGAGTCGATTACCCTTCGCAACATATCGCTTGCCGCCTTGACGGAAAAGAATTATTCAGAGACTGATTTGTCCTTCTTTTCTTTTTCGCCGTCATGTATCGCTTTTTGGGCGAGGATGTTAATTGAACAGAATCCCTTCCAGTACAAAGAACAGGTATCCATACAAGGAATCATATTTTTGTCTGTGCTTGACTTATCTGGAATGGATGGGTCTTTGCTCATGAATGGACAAAATTTTGTCATATGTGTTTTATCTCCTTTCTTTCGTATTCCAGATGACAGTCTGGTACTTACAGTATAGGAGATAAGGGGATCAAATTCAATATAGGGGGTATGTAAATGAAATATGAAATCCAAAAAAGAAGCACATTAGACCCGGATATATGGTACATGATTGCACAGGCCGACACGGAAGGGTGGGCAAGAGAAATAGTGGACGCGCTAAACATGCGCAGCGATGGAGAATTTAGGTTTATCTAACAAAAACGCCCCGGCGGTGCGGCAACACCAACCGGGACTGTAACCACATTAACCAGACTAATGCGATTACAGAGAGAATTATATCATTTTCCTCTGGAAATCGCAAGATAAGGAGGAAAGTATGGAAGAAATCATTTTAAGGAGCGGCAAGAAAGGCCGGGAGCCGATGAGTTTTGAGCGGCTGAAATTTATCTGCTACTTTGCCGCGGGCATGGTGGCAATGGTGATGGGGTTTATCGCCCTTTATATGATTATTTATTTTGCGGGGAGGTAAAGGAAATGGGAAAAGTATCGCTCGGGATATGGACGGATAAAAATATAAGTCTTTCCCGGTCAATCAGGTCATGCATGGAGAGGACGGGAACTAACCGGGAAAAGCTGGTTGCAAAAGCCCGTATTAGTATGCCGACATTTTACAAGCACTTGCGCGACCCGGACAAGATTACGCTGGGGGAGCTTCGGGCATACATAAAAACTTTGGAAATTCCCAAAGAAGACATATTGGACGCTCTTTATCTGGACAAGGGGGCGGCGAAATGAAATGGCATGAGATTATAGGCGGCATTGGTTTTTGGTGCGCTTTAATAGGCCTTGGAGGAATAGCAGGAGCAATCGAGTTTGGAATCGGGATGGAAGCATCCATGGCTTTTTTAGGATTTGGGAGTTTTTTTCTTGGTATTGCTATGGATGAATATGCAGAAAAAAAGGAAAGTGCAATGGTATATCAATTAGAAAACCGCATGGTGGTAGATGGAGAATGGGAACAGAATACTCCTTTAGAAGTTAGCGAAAAATTAAGAGGTGCAGGATATACGGAGTTGGGAACTGGGATCTTTGTCCCAGAGGAGGATGCATATGAATATGCTATGGAAAGGATTTCTCTGGATGAGGATTTAAAACAAGAGTTTAAAGTAATATTTATGGAGTGGTTCTATTCTGGGAATTGGGTTAAGGAGGAATGATGGGTCAAATTAAAATTTACAGCATCTGCTATTACAAAGGAGGAACAGCTTGATATTGCACGGCTTTTGGTGAAGGCCGGATATACAGTCAGTATCAAAAAAGGCAAGGTTGTGGATGGCAAGGGGAGCAGTTTTATAATTTATGAAAGGCAGGAGGATTAGGGAATGGATAACACAAGTATTGAAATTATGGAGCCTATGCAGGCTATGGACGCAGGGGACCGCAGCACGGGGATTCTGGATACATCTACAGATAATATTATGTATCTTGCAGAAAAGGCGGACAAGATGATTACCGCCATGAACAAGATCATGTCAGCAGCGCTTAAGATTACATCAGAGCATGACTGGACGCTGATCGGCGGCAAGCCATATTTGCAAGAGTCTGGCGCAACAAAGGTAGCGCGGCTGTTTGGCATAAGCTGGAAAATTGGAGAGCCTAAGATTGAGTGCGACACAGAGGGTTACAAGACTTTTACATATAAAGGGCGGTTCGAGATGCGCGGTCAGTTTATTGAGTGCGAAGGAAGCCGCAGCATGAAGGATGATTTCTTTGGCGGCAAGCCGGACGCAAGAAAGCCCGTGGATGAAATCTCTGAAAGAAACGTACGCCAGGCAGCGTACACAAACTGCATTAATAACGGTATCAAGCGTATCATCCCCGGTCTTCGTGGTATTGATGCTAGGACGCTTGAGGAAGCTGGAATTGATACGGGAAAGATTAAGGGTTATACCTTTAAGGACGGAGGAAAAGGCGGCGCAAGCAAAGCGGCAGATTCCGGCTTAAAATGTGAGAAATGTGGCGCGTCTATCAGTCAGAAAGTAGCATCTTACTCACAGAGCCGTTATGACGGTCACATGTACTGTATGGATTGCCAAAAAGTAGCGTCTGCGGGAGGCGGTACGAATGACAGCACAGGAAATTAATGAAAGGCTTTCGGCGGCGAAAGAGGCGAAGATAAAGGTATATCCATGCCGGAATTTGAGGGCGTCAAATATAGGGCATCCATGTGAAAGGTATTTGTATTTGCTGATTACGCGGTGGGAGGAACAGCAGCCGCACGATGTGGGCTTGCAGAATGTGTTTGACTTGGGGAACACGTTGGAGACGCATACGATCAACAACCTGAAAGAGGCCGGTTATGAAGTCATAACACCGACACAGTGGAGTTTTCAGATAGAAAACCCGCTGATTACTGGTAGGGAAGATTTGCGCATTAAGGATGAGAACGGGGAACTGATCCCTGTCGAGGTCAAGGGTATATCCCCGTTTGAGTTTGACAAGCTGAACACGGTAGAGGATTTCTTGCACTCAAAACGGTATTACATCCGGCAGTATCCAGCGCAGCTTCAGATTTATATGTATCACTTTGGTAAGATGTACGGATTTTTCGCTCTTACAAACAAATTGACAGGAGAAACCAAAATGATACGCATGGACTTTGACTGGGATATGGCAGACGGACTTTTGAAAAAGGCAGAACGGATTTACAAGGCTATAGAGGATAAGAAAGAGCCGGATGCAGTGGAAGACATGGCGATGTGTGAAGGCTGTAAGTTAGCACATATCTGCGGCATACACAAGGGTGTTGAGCCGGATGTGGAATTGGATGGTGAACTGAACGACTTGATTTCGCGAAAATACGATTTGAAAAAGTATGTTGAAGAACACAGTGAGGTTGACAAGGCTATAAAAAGCAAGGTCGGAGAGCGCGAGAAGGTTATTACTGGAGATTATCTGGTGCAGAGAAAGTGCATACAGAAGAAATCCTATACGGTGCCAGAACGGACAGAATACAGGTTGCATATACAGAGATTGTAGGTAACTATCAACCGTAGTATTTGTTCATGCGATATATCACGGAATCGGCGGCGGGTTGGTCTCTGCCGCCGGAAAGGAGGACTTATGTGGAGTACAAGCTGACAATACCCGGCACACTGCCAAACCTGAATGACTACATAGCTGCAGAACGCACGAACCGCCACAAAGGGGCTAAAATGAAAGCGGACAGCGGAAAAATCGTTGCGGCGGCAATCAGGCAGTGTTTTAGGGGCGTGAGGATTGAGAAACCGGTATTCATGGAATATCTTTGGGTGGAACCGAGTAAGCGGCGCGATAAGGATAATATTTCGTCATTTGGTAGGAAAGTGATCCAGGATGCACTTGTGAGTACCGGGGTATTAAAAGATGATGGCTGGAAGCATGTTGTCGGATTTTCCGACAGGTTTGAAGTGGACAGGGAAAATCCACGGATTGAGGTTTTGATTAAGGAGATAAAGTAGATGGCACGTCCGAAACAAAACGGATTACTCTACTTTCCTTTTGACACGGATTTTTTTTACGCAGATAAGCGGATTAAGAGGTTTCATGCTAAATTTGGAAATGACGGAATAATATTTTACATCTATCTGCTGACAGAAATCTACCGTAACGGATATTACATAAGTTGGGATGAGGAATCGGCAGAAGATGCCGCAACAGACCTTCGTCTCAAGGAAGGGTTTATAGAGCAAGTTTTGGCATACTTGTGTACCAGGTCACTACTCATAAAGAGAACACTGAATACAGAGGGCGCTACCATTACTTCACCGGGAATACAGAAACGGTACCAGGAAGCTGTGAAAAGCCGGAAACGGGATGTGAATGTTGATTCTGAAATCTGGCTTTTAAACACAAAAGAAACTGCTTCCCATATTAAAGTTACCGTAAATTCAAGTAAATCCTGCGGAAATGAGAGTAAATCCTGCGGAAATGAGAGTAAATCCTGCGGAAATGACATAAAGGAAAGTAAAGTAAAGGAAAGTAAAGGAAATAATAAAAATAATATGTGCAAAGCTGACGCTTTGGCACTTTTTGAAAAACTATGGAAATTATACCCAGTTAAGAAAGGAAAAGGACAGGTATCTGATGCAAAGAAGATGCAGCTGCTCAAGATTGGCTACGATGAAATGTCAAGGGCAATAGAGCGCTATAAGAAATATGTTGATAGCGTTGATTATTTGCAGTACCAAAACGGCGGCACATTCTTTAATGGCGGTTATGTAGATTATCTGGATGAGAATTATACTAACACAAATCCTGTGTCCAAAAGGCCAAAGAACAGCTTTAGCGATTTTCCGCAAAGAGAGTATGACTTTACGGAATTGGAAAAACAGTTACTTTCAAACAATTCTGGGAGGTGATCAAATTGATTTCTGATGATTGCCAATATCCGAATTGTGTATCTTGTACAAGAGAAGATTGCAACAAGGAAAACAAAGATATTGCCGCCATGCTTAAGCGTAGGCGATGGGCAATAAATCCAGAAATGTATCAGCAGAAACAGAGAGATTACAGAGTGAGAGTAAAAGCAAACCTACCGCACTGTGATGAATGCGAAAACTGTATATTAGTGGAAAAGGAGAAGCAGGACGGATATAGAAGATTGTGTGTTGACAAAATGCGCCTGATTGAACAGAAAGTATCAAACTGCCCGCAGTGGTGCAGGAAAAGGAAAGGAGATAGGGGAAATGATGAGCAATAATATTAGCTGGCTTATGACAACGCCATCTGGTGATTGTAATTTTAAAAGTGCATTAAAAAGGGCAACAAACGAAGAAATTCAAGCGACAATTTCTAATCTTGATGGAAAGAGCGGAGTAAAGACCAAGTTAAAGGTGCTGGAAGCGGAATTGAGAAGAAGAGTTAGGCGGTGATACCATGCGCAGAAAATGCCACACCTGCCTATGCCGGACATGCTTGAATGTATGCAAATGTGAGGGCTGCACGGGGAAGAAAGAATCATGCGAGAGATATAGCGTATTTAGGCAGCTTAGCATTTTCGAGCAGCAAGCCAATCCGCAGT